GGGAGCAACTTTTGCCCGATGACGATGAGGAGCGCATTGAGTCCCTCCTTCACGCGATCCAGTTGGAAGTTGAGGTTTTGCTGAACGGTATCCCACCCCATCACGGCGTCGCCATTACTCTGTATAGCAGACGTAACCTTCGCGATGTTATCTTTGGTCGTTTGCAGACTATCACCAGTGAGCATAGCGGCTAATTTTAGCCCAACGATGCCCCCCATGATGTTTTTCAGGGCGGTCTCGTACTCAACACTGCTCTTGGGGAATTTACTCCCAACGTGATCCTCGATCATCTGTAATGCTTCAGGGAGTCCTTGATTGACGAGCGCATCTTTGACCTGCTGTGCGGAGAGCCCCACGGCGGTCATTGACTTTACCGCCACGCCGGAAGGCGATTCCAACGCTACCAGGACATGGGCTAAGTTCTGCGCCGCTTGCCTGGAAGACATACCAGCATTGGTCATCGTGTCCATTGCCCCTGCGACCTGTGGAAAGGCAATCCCCATTGCCGAGGCTATGGGAAGGACCGCACCCATCGATGATGACAAGTCCTGGAGGTTGGTTTTACCGTTCTGGACCGTGGCGATCAGCCCATTCATCGCCTTTGCGGCATCACCAGCAGACATGTGATAGTCGGTCATCACCGTGGTGACCGCTTTTGCAACAGTTGCCAAATCTGCATTTTCTGTCTTAGCCCCCATTGCGGCAGCACCCATCACCTTGAGTGCATCGGCCCCATGATAACCGGCACTCTCGACGTAGTACATGCCTTGACCGAGTTGTTGTGTTGAGGTGCCGGTATCCGCACTCATTTTCAAGATGCCAGCAGATACCGCAGCGATCGCGCTCTTGCTCTCACCCGCACTCGTAATTAAGAGATTCATACTGGACTGGAAATTTCCAGCCGCTTTGACCGCAGCCACACCGACACCTACGACAGCCACACCCGCAACCACGCCAGCAGCAGCGACAGCGCCCAGTGGACCGGAACCAGCAAGGCCCATAAGAGCTTTGCCGATGGAGCCAATGACGCCGCTGGCCGAATCGCTGGCCGATATGGCAATATTTAACGCGATGTCACCTGCCGCCATACACTACACCTCACTTGTGCCAATAAAAAAGCGGCACCCCTTCACCTCGATAAAGAGGCAGAGAGACACCGTTTCTATTACAGTCAGGGCGGTGATTGCAGACATCAAAAAGGCCATCCTTCATTATGAAGCGATGGCCTATGCCACTAGGGGCTAAAGCACTGGTTTCACTCTTTTTCTGGCACTATTATAACACGCTTGTGGCACGGTGTGGCGCTATGTTTGTGGTTCTTTTATCCGATCCTCAAGCTCCTCTTGCCTCTCCGCTTCAACTTCCCACCGAGCGACGATCCTGAGTCGCTGTCTAAGTGCAGTGGTTGCGGGTGCTGCCCTATAGCCGTGATAGCCACCAAAAAGCGGCCACAGTTCGCCCTCTATGATGTCAGGTGGTGATGACTCGCCAATTCGTAACTCTCCACGGTATGCCCGTTTGCAGAGGGCAAAAAATCGTCCTGCTCCTCCTCGCTCATCGGCTGCGAAATCGCGTCAATCACCTCCAGGATGCGGTTGCTATAATGGGCAGGCAACTTTCGCACGGTGTTTCTGTTAAATGGCACAGGCATCCCATTCTTCGTAAAGGTCCAGCGTAAAATCATGCGATCAAGCAGCGAGAATCGCCCGGTGCCCATCTGCACCTCGATGCTGGTATCCTTGCCTGTTGCTGTCTTGCTGTAATTGTTGGTCACGTACTCCTGATCCGCGACGGTGATAGAGCCTTTCAGGATGACCTGCTCGTGTGGCTCCCACCCCCATGACTTGCGTTCCTCCTCAGAGCGCGGAATGATCATCTCTGGTACGTCGTCAAATGCTCCCATACTGTTTCTCTTTCTACGTATTGTTCAGTTTACGAGGCGTAAGTGGGCGGCTGTGTAGTCACCACGACCAACTTATACGCCGCTGCGATTCCCGAATCGTACTCCGCGCGAAATTTTGCTTGAGCATACACGTTGCCCTTCGATGGATCTGATGTTACATCGAAATCTCCGTCGGTTTTGATTGGGAAGGTCCACGTCCAGCTTTTGAAGTAGTTCGTGCCTGCTGACGTGCCGATGTATTGCCCCAGGAATTGGAAGGCGAGATACTGTTTCAAGTTCTGCCTGAACTGTTCCCATTGCAGCATGTCGGTAAAATCAAGCTTGGCATCCACCAGGCACTCGCGCTTTTGCGGGTAGGCACGGTTAAAGGTCTGGGTATTGGTAAAAGTAAAATGGTCTTCTTGTGGCACCTTGAGGTCCACCTTCAGTTCCTCGACTGCGGTATAGGCCGTGGTGAGCGATGTGCCAGTAATCGGATCGAGATACACGACCGTTTGCCAGCCGACCAGGGGTTGATCGTTGAGGTTGACCCCAAGCGACGCGATGCGGTTGGTACCAGAGAGCGGCGTCGTGGTGCGATCCCCGATGGGCAATTTATCTTGTGCCTTCCCCTTCAATGTCAAGGTAGCCTCAGTCTGAACCTTGATGTCAAAGCTTCCATCCGTCGCGAAGCTGAAGGGATGTGTCCATGAGCCTGTACCGTCAAACCATTCCACAGCAGCGGTATAGAGTGCCTGCCCGCTGAGGAAGGTGAGCGACCAACCGAACACGCCAGTGATCGCCATAGTTGCCGCTGTGCTAGTGTTGGCGATGCCCGATGCATTGACCGAGCTATAGACGTTGGCGGAGTAGAAGGTACCTGCCCCAGTGATGGAGACAACCTCCGATGTGTTCGCGATGCCGTTGACTGTCCCGGTAATGGTGAGTGTTCCCGCCACCGTGAATGACGTGATCGTGAAGATGAGGCGCATGCCTGGTGCGGTCGGTTGCGTCGCCAAACTTTGTGTTGATGAGATCGCCGCCGCCGCAAAGAGTGAGGTCGGCGCCGCCGGGATAGACGCGGTGGTCGTGGGTGCTCCCATCATCATGTACGGCCACCAGAGCGAGATATCGGCGTACACGTCCTGTTTGATTTCATCAATCGTGGTGTTGTTGACTAACTGCAAGAGCTTTTTATCGCGCTCAATCAGCGAGTTATGTTCGTTGGGGCTGTACGGCTTGATGAGGCGCTTCGATTTCATGATCGAGGGTATTTGGAACTTGCCCGCCTGGATGTAGTAGACAACAATCGTGCCGTTGGTGAGGCCGGTGGTCGTGATGTTAGTGATCGCGGTGTACGCGTTGGCGCTCACATACTCATTGTTGGCAAGTTGGGCACTCTGCGACTGTTGGGCGGTCGGTGCGGCAATGCTGTAGGTCTCGGTATTGTTCGGTGTCCCGGTCCCAGTGATAGTTACGGTGCCGCTGGTGGTCCAGTTTGAAATCTTGAGATAGTATCTTACGCCCGTACTGCCCACGGGCGCAGTGATACCGGTCAGCGTCGCGATTACAGGCGTTGAGGCAAGAGCCAGTTGCAGGCCATTGCTTGCCTCCAGCATAATATTGCAAATTCCCTTAGCTGCGGTAGCTGTGATGGGCATCGGGCCACTCCTTATACGGAAATGGCCTATGCCACTGGGGCTAAAGCACTTGGTGGATGTTTAGATAAATATGCTTATTGCTGCGTCTCTATTGCCACAACAGGGATTTCTCCCTCTGGCACCTCTTCGATGATCGTCGGTGGACTGCCAGGCTCTATCATAAGCCCCATCCTTACAATTTGTCCAGTATCCAGGTCCACCACGACCTTTTGCCCTGCGTGAAATTGTCCATCGGGACTGGTAGGGTTGGCGATCCCTGGAATGATACCCGTCTCATGAAAGGTGTAAGTTTGCAGATTACTCATGACATCCTCCTTACCCCTGCCATTCGTGCGTGTTGAGCTATACGGCGCTCAACACGCCGTGCGATCTCATCGTAGTCTGCATCTGAGAGCGTTGAAGTAACGTGTGTTGGCGCGACCATCTCGCCTTCAATCTCATCGATATGGACAACTAGTCGTGCTTCACAAACGCCATTATTCACATCTGACGTTACCCAGTCCACACGCTTGACGTTTTGAATAGGCTCATCGGTCTCTGCATCATGGGCTGTTGCCATATAGTGCGGTCCATGAAATTTGATCTTAATACGTTTTGGTATCATGCGATGACTCCTGGTGGTGTAATAACCGCCCACTCTTGGCGCGTAAATATCCTTACACGGTATCCCCTAAGCCACTGCTCATTGCGCTTTACGTCAACATACATCCCTGACCCTGGCTTGATTTGCGCATGATACACAGTGCCAGCATTGCCGAGCGTAGCATGTGTCTGAAAGGGTACGACTAGTGCATCCCTGATCACATAAATTTGCTGTGCCTGTACATTGGTATCCTTTGATACCAATGCCAAGAGCATCCATTCCTGCTCATCTTTCACTTTACCGCCGAAATTCTTATGCTGGCTATCGTCGGCGGTGCCGTAAATCTCTAAGCAGGCTCCTGTCCCTGCGACTAAATTTGTAACATCCTTGATTTCCTCAATGGATACCTGAGCAAAACTTTGTCCAGTTCCCCATGTTAGAGATTGCATGTATCCTTGAATTGCTGCCAAAATAGCAGGGCTGTTGGGTGAGTTTGCCATTACAGAGGCACCCCCAACTTCGCAATGGCTTCCGCTACGGCGAGGCTCATCATGACCGCAATCTTATCGCTATCAGCCTCCAGTGTCGGCATCGCGTATGGCTTGCCCTCTTCATCATAGACGCGACCCAGGCTATCCGCGCCGTGAAAGCCTTCCTCCATCCTCCAGCTATATGGAACGTCTACCTCAATATTCACCGCCATTGGGCCGCCCGTTACCGCACGAATATTGTCAGCGAGATTCCCGGTCGGATTGGCGAACACGCTCCAGGTCATCGATTGCATATCAGGCACCAGCATATCGCCAATCTGGATCATCGTGCCGCCCACTTCCGCCTCAAGGATCGCCTGAAATCCAGCGAACCGGGCGATGGTGCCAAGGCTAGCCTCGTCAAATGCTGCTGTAATGAGTGGATCAGCCATGTCAACTCCCGCGTTGCCGCACGCAAACCCATCTCCAGCTACCGGTGAGCGGGTTTGGTTCGGGATCACTAATAATCAGATATTTACGCAATGCATTCGTAATCGGGTCAATCACGACTTGATCTATCACATAATCACGGAAGAGCACTAGTTGCGGGTTTCCCATTGGTAACATGAAAGTGAATGCGTTGTACGTAAAATGTGGGTCGCTCCCCTGGAAAGACGCTGCTTCCGCTGCCTCCATTTTGTCCAGTTGTACCACGAAGTTTTTTGCAATCGGATTCGCAACCCCTGCACGTGTAATGATGGCCTGGACAAATTCGCTCATGTGCTAATGCGTCTCCACTGCATACTTTGCCAGTATCTTGAGTGCTCGCTTGATTAGGATCGATTCCCCTGTCATGTCACCACGTAGCACCGCAGAGAGATGTACACCACCACTGCCAATCTCAGGCGCACCAATCGGGTTGTTACGTTTGGCTAACAGGTCAGATGTTGCCAGAATTGTCGCCTCCTTCAAGTCTCCTGGTAATGCGCTATAGGTATATCCCGCACTATACGTCACAAACAAATCCGCTTCTGTGTTTCTATCGAATGGCACCTGCACCAGATTGGTCGGCTGGTTTTGCTGCTGCTGGTTCCCAGGCAAAGCAACTAGTGTGCGAATGCTACAGAGCCGATGATTGCCGTCATAGGAGATTGTACTTGTGTCATAGCTCACGTTGAGTTGTGACGCCGTGGTGATCGATAGCCCTGTGACACTCACCACAGGCCAGTGACGTGGGCGAAACATCAGGCTCCCGCGATTGCTAATACAGGCGCGCGGCGTCGGCATGGTCAGTTGTTCAGTAGTATAGGTGGTGAGTAAAAGCGACTGGTAGCACTCTTTCTCCATCCACCCGGAAGCCGCGATAATCTGAGTTGCTAAACTTCCGAGCACTCCGTCAGTGCAGTATGGTGTACCATTCACATGCCCAAATGTCGTCGCCGTGGTCGTGATACTCGATGCTCCTACTACTGCCGTCGTGGTTGCGGTCACAATTTCTGTACTTGAGCCATCAAATATACAGATTTCATCATCCTGGTTGATCTGCACTGTCAAGTTAGGACGCACTGGCAGCGACGTAACACCGAGGGCAAGCGTACTGTTGAGTCTGCCGGTATTTCCAACGAGACTGCCCCACTCTAAGCCAGAGGTTGCGCGTTGCCAATCAACCCAGGAGATGTACGTATTGACCACTGATCAACTCCAAATGATAGTCATAGCCGGATTTGCAGCATTTCCCGCCACGGTTATTCCAAGAGAGGCTGGAGCCTGGCACTCAACCATCGTGCCTGCAACCGCATTAGCCGCAACAGCCCCGATAATCGTGCCCGTATGCCCACCAGCGTTGTCGTAGATCGCGACCGCACCCGTCCCGGCCGTCGTCACCAGCACACGACAGAGACGCCCCTGACTGGTCTTCACGGTCGTATCCGCCGTCGCCCCGGCCGTAATGGACTGCGTGAATGTCCCGGCGACGAGCCACCCGTTCGCATCGACTAACATCGTGGGTTGTGAGACGAGCGGCGATCCCGAAATGCTTTGTTGTCCCGCAGTCATAACTTTCTCCTACTCCATAGCTTACTTTTAATCTCACTCTTACAAAAAAGTAGGCTACTCTTCTGTCCACTCGACATACACGTCGCAACTTCCACCCGTTAGCGTGACAGCGTTCAAATTGATTGAGATGCTTTGTGTAATACCTCGCAAGACATGGGCCTGACTTGGGCGGTTGCCGTAGTCCATGATGACTTTATCGGAAGATGAGGTGGTGGCGGCTGCGGCTACAAAGACTTTGGCAGCGAAAAGATTGCCGACTGTTGTACCAAGTGAAGCGGGGTTGGCGGTATAGGTCTGCACCAGGGCTGACGCCGTTGGATTATTCGAGTCGTTGGCAACAATGTTAGCCGCGCCCGATGTACCAGCCGATTGTGTGCCGCCGCTGCGCTTGATCACCTGCACGTCGATACTACCTGCCGTGGTTTGCAGCGCAGAGAAAACCAATCTGGTAAGGCGAACCGTCTTTGATGCCGATCCGGTGAGGTTGAACACATCGGTCGGACTAGCGGCAGGTGCCAGGCCAATGATGGCAAAGGAAAAGGTAGCCTTGCCTCCATCAATCGCGCTCGTGACCGATGGCACCATTGCAGGCGGATTGGAGGCTGCGGCAACATAGGTCGTCGTGCCTGCGCCTGCACTATCGGTATAGGACACGAGGCCCGCCGCCACATTGGCAAGGAGCGCGCCATTTTTTAGGACGCGATAGCCGCCCGTTGCGGCAGGAATGGCAATCCATGAGACGGTATTGTTTGCCGTGGACGCATTGTTTGCGGCGGTCGTGGTTGCCGCAGATGGTACGGAGTCCTGCCCTGCACCATTCACAGCAACGATAGCGTAACTAATTGCGGCCCCTGCGCCAACCGCGTTTTGCAGTACTGTTGGTGCGGCAGGACTGGCAAGTAGATCGACTGCACCTGGATTTAAAGGCATAAGAGACTCCTTGTTTTTTAGAACTAACATTCATACAACGGTCATCGCACCAATTTGATAGGTGCAGGGGTTCGCGTTATTGGCATTCGCCAGAATGCGCCATGTGCGCGGCAAAAAGTCGTTGAGACTGCTATTGGCCGTGTTGAAAAGGCCAGGGTGAACCGTGAGCGTTGCGGTACTCACCGTTGTCATGGCCGTCGTCGAGAGCATCGTGACGTAGTTGCTGAAAGGGTCTTTGAACTGGATGGAAACGGTCACAGAGCCACCAGAACCGATACTGATCATGTTGACGAATATTTTAAGTCCACGTGCATTGATATTGATCTGATCAGGTGAGATTTGCGTCGTAGTCACATTTACCGCATTGATGAGGGCGAGACTCTGATTGCCTACCATGCGGTCAAGTGAGACACCATTATCCAGGCCAATCGCCTCTAGCGGACTGTTGGCGTAAGGCGCCGCATTTTGTGTTGCCACTTGCAGTATGCGTCCAGGCGGACCAGATACCGCAGTGAGGTCGATAGCCGCTTGAAATTCCGCACCCTCTCCTTCGGGGTAAAAGGCATTTCCAAGTGGTCCACCAGCCGCAAACGTCACGTATTGTGCAGATGTACGATTTGCTCCCACAACAGGTGTAGCAGGGTCAAGGATGACACTGCTACTGCCAGGGATATAGTTGAGTGCGGTAACGACACGTTCATAGCCACCTCCACCAGTGAGGTAGAGTGGCGATCCCTGCTGTAGTACCGTCGGTGCAGATGCAAGTGTAATGGTCGTTGATCCCGCGTTCCCGCCTGCGCTAATAGCAAGAGGAGCGGAAAGCCCCAGACCCTGTACACCTCGCTCTCTTACGGCAATGATGGGATTCTTGCTGCCCCCTTGACCTGATGAGATTGAGAGCATGGGCATAGCGGTGGCCATACCAACGCCACGCGGCAGGTCTAGTTCACCATTCTGGTCACGTTGCTGGTTATAGACAAACCCGATCACCTGATAAGGGGCGGTATGTCCAAATGCAAAGGCGGGGGAACCACTCACGAGATTGGTGGGAACAATGGTAGCGGTGGTGAGTGTTGTTCCCACGGCTGTTACCACGGCTGTTTCTGTATTCGGACTCACATCTAATGTGAGGAGAGCGCCAACCTGAATACCCAGCATACTGAGCGGTGCGATGAGGGCTGATGCACTTCCTGCCACAATACTGCCAAGCGTCGGCACAACCGTCTGAAATTGCTGTGCAAAGTTGACCGCACCCGCCGAGATGCCAAGTGGTGAAGCCTGGTCAAGCCCTGTTTCACGTTGTCTATCCAGGTTGCCGAGCGGATTGATGAGTTGTGCGGTGCCGCCAGTCAGTAACCCATAGGAGGCTGGCGTGGTGGGCAATGCCTGATTGTCCGTGTTATGGAATTGCGCAATGGTCGCCTTCCGCCACGGAAACACCCCGTCGCTCATTTGCTGGTTGTTACGTGCAGTGTCGCCGAGATAGACAGCATTGACCGTGACTTGCACATTGCTCAAGGGGGGGGTCGGTGCCGCAATAGCTACAAATTTAATCGGCAAAGCGTTGATGTTTGGGCCAGGACCGCCATTCACGGTTTGTGCAACGATATTATCGACATTATCTATCGCCCAGAAGATCCTGTCTCCTCGGTAATAGATAATGTACGTATGCGAGAGGGCGTCTTGCGGCTGTTTGCTATTTCCTGTTGAGATAGACAAATCCTGGATAAGCACCCTTGCGGTCGTTTGATAGGTGACTGCATACAATTTGCCATTGGTTGCTAATTCAAACCCGGCTGCTTCTACGACTGGGATGGTAGTCGTTGGAGTTAAGGGTGATGTGCCAAACCCCCAAAATCGGTAACTATTGGTAACAACAGGAAACTCAAGATTAATTGGCAAATACAGCGTGAGCCAACCGGGATTAGCTTGCAGGAAAGACACCTGACTCTCTAAATAAGAGTAGCCATTGGCGACGGTTCCTGTGCCGAGCGCGGTGAATGTGGGGGTGTTAGAGGCGACTTGACCTCCACCTCCAAATGATGGCAGTTTCCAACGATTGACCGTATCTAGCCCCGTGTCAAAGGCATCGTAAAAGAGTTGCGTGGACTGCATAGCCACACGCATCTCGTTGTTGACCCCGGTTACGGTTGCCTGATAGTTATCCGTTCCGGCTGGTCCCGCGACATTAGTGGTGATCGGGCCTGAAATTGTCGCAATGTTCGCGCTCACCACCAATGGGGCGTAGGGTTGCCCCGTGGCATCAGTGAGCACCGCGCCACCTTGTGCCGCAACCGTGCCAACGTTAGGCGTGTACACACCCGCTGCTGGCTCGCCTTTAATATCCTGTGGTAATGCACCATTAATTGCCGGTCCAGGCATACGATTAACTCCAACTCACGGTAATAGTGCCAGCACTGGCGGTTGCCGCAATCGTGATGCCAAGCGCGGCTGGCATCTGAAGATCGAAGACTTGACCAAGAGTCGCAGTCGTCGGGATCGCTCCAATCACCGTGCCAGAGGCTGCCGAGGCATTATCGTAAATGAGAATAGCATTGGTCGCATTGGCCGTTGAACAGAGTACACGAGCGAGCCGCCCCGGTGTCGCCTTGATGACTGTCAGCGAGGTAGGTGTGACCTGCGTGGTCTGCAATCCGCCATTGGTGACCGATGCCTCCCCTGCGGTGTTCCCCTGGAATACGCGCGCAAACCCCACGTTCGCACGATCATTGAGCAAGATTCCCTCAAAGCCCTCACCTGTCCAGAGCACCGGATTTTGTCCAGGCCCATTCGCGCCAAAGGCATCCCAGGTCGCCAGCGTTTGCGAGGCGTTGACGACGGGCGAGGTCAGCGGGACGGTAGCGGGTGCAGCGGCAATGACATAGGAGTCAGCCACACGCACATACTCATTAGTGCCTGATCCTGAGAGACGTATCCAACACCCAGGCGTCAGGGTCGCACCGTTGGCAGGTGTCGTCAGGGTGATGCTGGTGTTGCCCGCCGTGGTGCTGGTGATTGCATAACCAGCACCGGCATTGACCGCGACCTTGCCAAGCGCCGCCACTTCACGGTCATACTGCAACTGTGATGGTGTACCGTTTGCGAGTGCAGGACCACCAGAGGCGTATTCATACTCAGCAGCAACGGCGGTCCCTTTGCCGCTCGCCCCTGAGTTTTCCCCAGATGCATCACGCTCCTGATTGAGCATAAAGCCTGTCACGGCATAAGATGGCGTATGGGTATGCAGGAATGATGGCGCAGCAGGCGATCCATTGGTCGGTATCACGGTCGCAGTACTGCCAGATGGGAGCGCTGTCACCACTACCGTTTCCGCGTTCGCGCCCGTATCTACCGTGAGGATAGCACCGACCTGGATACCCGTCATCGATGCGGGGGTGATCGTGCCAGATGCCCCGCCTGTGGTCAGCGTCCCGGTTGTCGGCACAGTCGTTGCAAAAGCTTGTGCGAAGGCGGTCGCGCCTAGACTGACGCCAAGCGGTGAGATTTGATCCTGCCCTGCTTCTCTCTGCCGATCCAGATTGCCAAGCGGGTTAATGAGTTGTGCGACACCACCAGTTAGCAAGCCATAGGAGGCCGGTGAAGTCGGCAGTGCCTGATTGTCCGTGTTGTGCAGCGCGGTAATGGTGGCTTTCCTCCACGGAAACACGCCATCGCTCATCTGTGAATTGTTGCGTGCCGTATCACCCACCCAGACGCTGTTGATTTGGAGTTGCACGTTGGACACAGGAGGCGTCGCAGCGCCAACGGCCATGAACTTGAGTGGCAGCGCATTGACATTGGGACCGAGTGCGCCAGAGGGAATCGATGCAACCACGTTATCCAGGGAGTCGATACACCAGAGAATGTTGTCACCCCGGTAGAAAATGAAATACTTGTGGACATTACTGTCCTGTGGTTGCTTCCCACTTCCAGAAGCAAGGGAAAGGTCAGCAATGGCTTGACGAGTGCCAGTCTGCCAGGTGACCGCATACATCTTGCCCGTGATCGCGACTTCAAAGCCTGCTGCTTCTGTCAATGGAGCGGTGGTAGTCGGCGTTGCGGGCGAGGTGGCAAATCCCCAGAACCTGTAGGAATTGACCACAATCGGGAATTCGAGGTTGATGGTGGCGGCAAATTTGAGATAGCCGGGATTAGCCTGCAAGAAGTTAAATTGACTGGTCAGTACGCTATACCCGTTGGCGACCGTGCCCGTTCCGAGCCGGGTATCTGCCACCTCTGAGACGGCAGCCACGCCTGAGTTGCCGCTAGTCGGAGTCAACCAGCGATTCGTAGTATCCAACCCTGTATCGAAGGCGTCATAGAAAATCTGTGACGGTTCCAGAGCCACGCGCAACTCTCCAGGCGCAAAGACGGTGGCACTGTACGGGTCACCCGATGGTCCGATGATCTGCGTTTGTATACTTTCGGTGCCGCCCTGGGTGATCGGATTCCCGTTCGAGTCGGTAAGAAAGACCGGCTTGGCTTCCTGCGGATAGGGCAACACGAACTCTTGTGGTGCTGGCATATCTATTGCTCCTCCTCTGGCAGATCAGCCAGCAGGATAATCTCACGGATGTATTGGCTATGCAGATAATGCTGTTTCGCGCGCGGTGGCTTTGGGCGTGCCGCACCCTCGATCGGGATAAAGAAGTTGGCGACTTCAGGATTGATCAGGGCACGCACAAGCGAGACAGGGAGCGACTCATCGAATGCGCGCACGCCATCGGCATCAGAGCAATCGATACATAGGCGCACCAGGATCTTATCTTCACCAGGCGCACCAGAGAGGGCGTGGCGCTGATAATCGAGTGCACTCCAACTACTCTGTGCTGGAGGTCCAGATGGCGGTGTATCAGTGGGCGTCACCGCCTGTGCAGCAGATGAAAACGATGGTGATCGTTTCTCTTTGGCCAGGTTATCTGCTGCTCTCAGCGTCTTGTGTGATGATCGTGTTGCGCTTACCATGTGTCACTCCCTGCTCTCTGTGGACTACTCAGACTCCTATGCACTCGGCACGTGGTTCCAGGTGTGCACGCCACCTGTTGCGGAGTGTGGTACACTCGCGTGATGCGTGCCATCATGCGTCTTCAGATGAGCTACACCATGAGGGGTCAGATCCTCAATAGTCGCCTCGTGTTGCTGATTCTGAGGGTCAGTGTAGTGAACCGTGTGTCCCGGTGCTGTATGCTTACCGTTGATGACATGGCCGGAACGGGCGCTACTTGTATAGTCTGCCATGATGTGTTTCCCCTTTGACCACTTCCGCTCTAGAAGGCGTGTGGACAACGAAAATGAACTTAGGCTCTATGCTTAAACTGTCCTCGCAAGCCAGTTTAAGCATAGAGTTACTAATGCGTCATTTGGTTAACTAGCCATTTGTTAACCAAGTCTGCCGATTAAACGCCAGCAGCCGGTTGAATACCTTCAAGAATTCCCCAACCACCCTGGAATTGGTTCACCAACGTTTCGTCGACAAAAATTCCGAATCCCCACGTCTGCGGGCTGGCCTGTGTGGGCGGATAATCGATGCTGGTGTAATCCTGGTTGATCATGAGCCTGAAGGGCGGGTCTTGCACATCGGGTGCGGGATACGGGATACTGAACGAGCCAGCGACCACCGTTCCTTGCGGCAAGTAGGGCAGAGTCACGACCTGCACCGTAGTACCCGTCACCTGATTGAGAATGTGCGTTACCTTCTGGCCTGCAACCAGGCTGGAAATGCCGCCTGCACTCTGCGGTTCCGCCAGAATGCGGAAGTTGCTAGCAGTCCCGATCAGGTTGTCGATGGTGACCGCTTCCACAGGAGAGACAAACAGGTGTGACGGTTCAGCCATTGCCTGGCTGAACATCTTGCGGAAGAGCAACTGTAGATCCTGCAAGATCATCAGTCCACTGGTCTGCGAGGGCTGCACGATCACTGATGTCATCCCTTGCTCACCAACGGAGAGGCCGGTGCCTGCATTCGGGTTGAGGTAGCAGAGGCTCACCATACCGTCAAAGAGATTGGTCGCAGCCGTTGCGGTGCTCGTGGTCAGCGGGTTAGCACCCGTGGTAGGTGCAACCTTGAGCACCGTTGAAAGCGCCATAGAGCCAATGTAATCAGCAGGTTGGACAGGCAATGCGCCAGATACCAGATCGCCAGTGACACAAATGAACATATTGGAGTTGGTCGGTTGTGTTGATCCGGTCCCGATGTAGATGTTATATCCAGTCGCGCCGATGACCCCTGACCAGTTAATCGTGATACTGCCCGTCGAACCTGTGACCGGAACACTCACAATCGAGCTAGGGAGCGTTTCGCCTGCCGCATTGGTCGCGCTGATCTGGACCCAGTAGGTCGCAGTTGCGAGGCTTCCACCTGTGGTCGATGCAGTCAGCAATGGGCGAGCAGGACGCCAGATCTTTGTAGCGCCATTAACGAGCCAGTTTTCCTCTTGCAATTTCAGGGCGTATACGAGTTCGACTTTACGTCGGGCCAGCATATCACCTTCCAATGCACGCGAGCGCCATTGGCTCTGGAATGTCACGCTGTTGTACTCGGCAATAGTCTGGTACGTTGCGGTATAGTTGTTCAGTACATAGACTGGACTATCGATGGTAGCACTGCCATCGGTTGTGCCACCCCAATGGCTCTGGCTGAATGGGCCACCCTGGTTGAAGATGGAAATGACACTTTTCCAGTGCTCAATATCGGTGCCACGTCCAACCATGCGCGGTGTGAGTTGTACCATCGGAGCTTGTACCGGAAAGATGACCTTTGCCGGGGTCTCCAGCACATACGGCGTGAATCCGGTTGATGTGGTGATTGCACGTTGCACGTCGCCCTGTGCCTGTTGGACCGTATCAGCGATCAGTTTAGAGCTGAATGGGCCGATCTGGTCACGGCGCATCGGGGCAATGCTGCGCGTCTCTTCTGCCGTCTGTAACATATCGCCATAGCGATGCTGATCGAGCGTGCGGATGTAGTTCATACTCTCCGCTGCCATGCGTGGATCGGGTCGATACGCATTGGCGCTCACAATCGCATCAGGCGGTGTTTGTTCGCGGTGGATAACCGCAGGGGCGTCTCCCATGATAATTCTTTATCTCCCATTGCCGCTGTACTGCGCTGCGCGTTTGCGTTCGAGGTACAGCACGGCATCTACTTGTTGATTTTTGTTCAAAATGCCTGCCCGTGAGAGTTGCTCCACCATGCGCGTTTCTTGAGTGAGTGGATCATCTGTGTAGGCAGTCTGGTTGTGGAGTGCTGCGGAATTGATCAATGGGCCACCTGGCATCGGCTGCGCGGCAATCTTCTCGACTAAATCTTTTACCCCCGTCAGAACGGAGCGTACTTCATCTAGCTCGGTAAATTTCTGCTCAATAGCCCCAAGTCGGCGCGCCAATTCAGGGTCAGGTGTGACTGTTTGTGTAACCGTGGTCATGGTGGGCGTCTCAGTGGTGGCAAGGCGCGCGGCAATGCCATTCATCCGGGTGATGATCGGTGACAGGTGCCTGATCATTTGGGCCTCGACATACTTCAGCACGGTCGAACCATCACCGGACCCATTCCCACTTGCGCCACCATGATCGTTGTCAGTATCCAAGCTTGGAATAATATCGATATCGCCATCACCGTCAGGATCAAGGACTTTGAGGGCACTCTGGCATTCATCACAGGAACAATTTGCCAACTGCTCGCGTAGTCCTTGCATGGCGTGATCGCGGGATTTATGCATAGAAGTCATCGTATGCGCACCGACACGAGCGCCAATGCGGGTGATGTCTGGAGTAGTTTGCTGTTTTGTGGGCTGCTCTATCTCTTCGGAAAAGTCCAGGATATCCGTGGCGAAACCGTCAGCACGGACCACCTTCACATCACAACCAGGACAGGACGGATTATCAACCAGAGAGACTTCTACGAGGTCGTAGCGCTCCAGGTACGGTACTTCCTTCCCATTCCATACCTTCTTGCCCCATTTGCCGTTACGCGCGCCAATAGAGGCACCCGCAAGTGTGCCATCAAGCACCTTCTCCCAGGTATCCTGCGCGCCTTTACTGACTCTGAGCACAATGTCGATGGCTTTGTCATCCTCGACCGGCTCCCACTTGAGCGCGCGCCCAACGGCTTTCGTTGGATCGTGCATCTCACGGATGTTGCCGCGCCACTTGGCAAAGGCTTCTTTTGAGCCATCAAAGGAGATGACCGTCTCGTAGCTGTCAAAGGCTTCGGCAGTGGCACGGACAACCACTTCACGCTTTTGCCGATCCACACGCAAAATAGGGGCATAGATGGATGTTTCAGTGGGCAGGGAACGCAGGATATCAGGGGTTGCGGCCTTTTGCGTATTGCTGCTCTCTTCACCTTTGGCTTTCCAGTCTCCGTCAAGGTGGGTATGTTCGTGATCGTGACTCGCATCGTTATGGTGGGTATGTTCGTGATCGTGTGTGTCATCTCCACCCTGTGAACCGAGGGCGCTGTGCGGGTGACTGTGCGTACCGCTAAACGCAGCATGGGTACCATCGGGATTGATGACCAACCCTGGATCTCGTTCACGTGTCAGGTCAGGCGTTGAGGCGGTTTCTTTTTTGCCGTCTTCCTCATCCTGCCAGGTTTGCGGAAGAGTAAAACCTTTACGTTTGGCGATTCTGATGGCTTTCGCTTTGACCTCAGCGGGATCTGCTGCATGTCCGATGAGGTGGGCCGCAGCGTCTAAATGGGCCTGTGTGTCGATGGGGAATGATTGGTCAGGACCAGCGAAATCCGAATCATCGATGGCATCTCGCTCTTTTTGTGAAAGAGACCGCGCAATGCCAAGGTGCTGACAGAGAGTTTCTGTTGCAGGAGGATATATTTCAATGCGCGTGAGCGTATTTTGGGGCATGAAGAAAGCCACCTCTCTCGAAGTGGCCTACGTCACAGGGACTAAAGCACTATACTCATGATATTGGTTGTAGTATAACACGGTTCTTGTCAGGATGCTAGATTGTGCTACGAAGAAAACGTAGGGGTAGCCGTTGGTGCGGTACTACCCCTCATTCTTTATTAGTAGTCGTACTCACCCTCTTGCCAAATCGGCGCACCTACCACATAGCCCAGTACAACTTTCACTAAATCGCGCTCTATTGCATTGGTAGAATAGTAGGAGTTATTAAGACCATCCTCCTCCCCGTTAATCTTAACAATCATTCCGCCGCCTTGATAGCAACTGAAATCGCGTACTAAGATAACCACATCGCCGATAACTGCTTGCATATCTGCCCAATCAGCTAGTGCCAGTGCCAACGGTTGCATAGGCACCTTGACCTCGTTCTTCATGCTAAGTCTCCTTGCTTCCATACCTCATAATTAGGATTTTGCTTGATCCATTTATCAACAAACGCGCTACGTTCACCAGATGGCATTGAGCGGAGGAATGCCGCCACCTCTTTCGAGAGCGTTAAATCAATCCGCTCAGTACCCTTACCACCTGGGGGCCGTCCTGGCCCCCGCTTTGCTTGCTGTTCCACCTACAACTCCTTAAACATAATTCCTGCCGTGGTTTTCGCCTCCACACTGGCAGTCGCATGACGGGCCAACCGCACCCATGCACTTTGCTCCACACTTATGGGACTCGCTGTAGTGACCTTGCACCTGTCCACCTTTGGGAAGATTGCACCCACACTCAGGGCAACACAGCGCACCCATCACGTCATTGGTATAAGAACGACGGCCACCGTCAGAGCGGTCGGCACGATCCTCGCGCTCACCCTGCTTTAGTTCGCGTGTTCCATGTTTACCACCATATAGGGATGTTCCCTCTTCGCGATATTCCAACGCCCATACATGTTTGCAATTGCGATTTCGGCACTTGAAGATCGCTCGAAATGTAGTGGTGGTTGCTGTCGTCATTTTCATTCTCCTTTGTTTTATTCATACCTCTTGTCTTAATTATAATGTGTACACATATATTTGTCAAGTCATTTTAGTCAATTCGGAGCCAATTTTCAGAAAGCCGTATTTTGTGATGTCTGTGATATAAATAACAAGGGAGCGTCATACTTACATGACGCTCCCTTTATCCACACCTCGCACTAGATTGTGCTACCAACCCGTTCTCGATGTCGCCGTTGCCACTCTTCCCAGGTGACGATATGCTCATGCTTGCAGTGTCGACACCGATAGCGTAACCCCTCCTCTACCCAGAAGAATTGGACAGAGTTGTCAGTTGGGCACCGCAGTTTATGAGACTCAGCGATTTTCACCGAGGGTGACTGAGATTGGTCAAGCATTATACTTCCCCCTTTACTGCCATGCATCATTTCTCACGATATAACCCCATAGCTTCTTCAGATATTTGGCATCGGCTAGCGCATGGTGTAACCCTGATTCTTGTTCAGGTAACTCGTCATCGGAGATGCCACGCTCATCAAGTACCTGCTGAAAATCCTTGATATAGTGCGGATAGCCGGTGGGCAAGTCCATCATGGTACCGAAAATCTGACAAAAGGCTACCCAGTCATAGGCAGAGCACCAGCCGATTAGTTCAGGCTTGCCATATTCTTCGATATCCAGAAAGGTCAGGATCTCAGTTTTGATCTGTTCGAGAGTACGCCAGAAGCAGTCAGCGTAAGCGCCTGCAATACCCTTATCTGGTTCTTCAAAGGTACATTGCCCGTGTCCTTGATGGTATGCTCTATCTGTGCGATAAAGCCCAGTTATCTCCGATGCTGATACATTCGCCCAAGGGCATATCTCTAGATGAGCAAGTACATTCTCTTTCACCCACTGAGATGCTTTCCTATGGTCAAATTCAACCGATTGCAAGTACAATTCTCTACCATCCTCACACGCGATACCAATGCTCACCAGATCAATAGTCTTGCCGCTATCTATAAATTCGGTATCGATAAAATACCGTGTCATGCTTTCCTCCATCTCTTGCCCATTTGCTTAGAGCGCCTATGCACTCGGCTGCGGCGAAACTTCCGCAGGGCGCGTAGATTGAATATTGCCAGGATGTGCGAGGGTTGCCATCTGCATCGACATCGTGTATCTCCTCAACTACTGGTCGAGGCATAAGGAGAAATGGCCAGAACAGAGATGTATCAGGTCCAGGATCAGTTGTGTAAATGGGAGGTTTCATCTGCACGGAATGGTAAAAATCAAGATCATCCATCATTTGTCCTCCTCAACCATATACACAACCCCTTTATACCGCTTACCCTCATGCCATATATCAATAGTTGCTGATTCACGTGGTTGTTTCTCAGGTGGTGTCGCTCGTTTCGCTTGAACCTCTTTACACTGTGCACATTCTGGCTCGGAACTGTGTAAGAGTCGCATCGAATTCTCTATCGAGGTTGCTTCGGTATCAAAATACGCTTCTAATGCATTGACCGTACGTATCTTGGCACAGTCATAACAGGTATCACAGCAAATGCCCCAATCTAATTCATGCTCAATAGCCGCAAGGAGCTTCCACATATCCTCCAGTGGCACACCAACACGGTCTAGTATCCTATGACTAAGGTAGTTCCAGTGTCCTCCGCTCATTCCTCGCTCTCCTTCTTCGTCTCCAGTACGATCTGCGGTATCTGTTTACGCCATTGGGTCAATTCACGAGCTTTTATGACGATGCACTCTGGCTGATGTATAACGCCATCATCACACGCCCATCCTTGCACCCCATCACAGAACGGGCAAGCCATATCATGGGAGTAATGCTCATGGAAGGTGCTATGCGTTTCGGCGACCTCTTGTGCAATTCGCCAGAGTTCCTCGATCCGCTGGAAGTAGTCGGTAGGATAGACTGAGGTGCAAAGTTTGATGATATCCTCTAAGCCACCAGCAAGAATGCCAGACCAATCAGACTCAGTAGCTTTATCGGTTCCACCTAATGCTTTCTGAGCAATGGCGATGACCGTCTGCCACGTTAGAGTTGATTCACTCATGACTTCCCCTTCCCAAGCTGTTTATACTCACCATCGGCACCTGCCCACTCATATCGGTTACCAAGGCTATCGGTATACTGGCAAACGCAGTGATTGTGCCCAGGGATGATATACGCACCCGATGGGAACCGTTTCCCAAGGGGAAGAGTGATTCCATCATTGATAGCACACTCAGGGCAAGCTCCCAGGTAGGCATGCCAGGTAATGGACTCAACCCCTTTTTCTTTCAACCCTGTGAGAAACTGTTGAATCGGTGCGTTGGAATCTTGCCAATGGTATTCAGGTAATTGCGCATCTCTGAACACCTCGCGTACTTCGTCCTGCGTCGTACATCGCTCTAGTGCCGTGCTTATGTGGCTGTGGATGCGCTCAGGGATGAGTGTGCTGGTGAAGGTACGTATGGCTCGTCCTGCCTTGACATCATCGAATGCGCGGAGACGCCATCGCTTGTAGTCACCTCCCGCACTTCCTTGCGTTTCTCGATCCGTTTCAGCCTGATTTCCTTGCGCCGCAACGCTTTGGGTGAGACGTACAAGCTCCTCTGTGGTGAAACGGGACGCTTTCTCTTCCCCGTCAAGCGCCTCCCTGGCTTGTGTGATCCCTCTGTTCTGTTGCTCTTGAGTCTGCGACGGTGTGCTACTGTCATCCTTGTTCTCTCTCTGATTATCCGTGGAAATCCATTCATCCTCATCTTGTACTGAGCGTTGGAGCTGTTGTTGGGCGTGTGCCATCAGTTTATCTAGCACGCTAGCTCTGGCGGGTGTAATCCCATGCTGCGCTCGTAACGCATCAATCGATGATGCAAGGCTGTTCAGCAGTCCCGTTGCATCACTCTCATTGCCGTGTGAGTTGACATGATCGGTAAGTTGCTGTAGATCATTCGAGATCGCCTGTGCATCTTGCGCGTCCTGCGCGGTCCAACTCTTCCCTGTCTTGCGTGTTGACAAGGCTTGATAGATTTGTGCCTTTGAACTGATGGTTGAGACCAATGATTGCAGTGATTTGGCAGCTTTGGCTTGCGATTTGGCAGTCTTCGCCTCGGCGGCTGCCTGTTTCTTGTCTGCCGCTGCTTGTGCCCTGGATGCTTTGGCTACCGCTGCCGCTTGCTTCTTTTGTGCCGAGGCTGCCATACGTGCCGCCTTTGCTTTTGCCGCTGCCGCCTGGATGTGTGCTTTTTGCCTGGCAAGCTTGGCTTTGGCTACTGCCGTTCTCGCGGCGGTCTTGGCTATCGTTGCCTTGACTCTAGCCTGCGCTTTCGCGTTCTTCGCCTCCTGCCTCGCTTCTTTCGTTGCAGCACTCGCCTTGATCTTCATGAGCTTCATCTGTGCCTTGACCTCGCGAGCAAGAGCGGCCTGTGCCTTCTTATCAGCAGCAGTAGTAGCAGGTTTGCGTCCCTTGGGCACACGTTTCGCGTCGAAGGCGGCCCAGTCGCGCTCTAAGGTGGTCAGTGGCTCATCTTCATCAGCATGAAGCATGGCGGTAATGAAACGCTCGGTCTGCTCGTGATCATCTTCTTCCTCGTCCTCATCATCGCGCTCTCCAGGCAGTTCACCAAAATGGAACGGGAATCGCTCATCACCGATGCAGAGCCACACGGTATCAAAGCACAATGGCAATTCTGGCACTTCATTGATAGGCATGGGATCATCGGCAGGGATGTAGTCCAGCGTGATATGCGGGAGGTAGCTATGGGTATGATCGATCTCGTAGCCAACCAGTTCCAGGGCATGGACAACATTCTCTCGCAGATGGTGTAGATGGTGAACATTCACCAGGGCGACCACTGGCGTCACGTTATCTTCCTCACTGGGATTGAAGCGAGCAATGCCCGATACCTGACCCTCGACAGGACGGGCAGAATAGGCAAAGTTGGCAAGTACCTGGCAGAGATTGGCAACATTCCCGGTGAAATCCTCGACATCCCCAAGCAGACAGAGCGTACAGTGTAAATCTTCCGCAGGTTCTCCATCAGGTAATGCCAATTGCGCAGCCACGTCCTCATCGAGCATAAAGGCAACCATGATGCCGGTGCGTGGACCACCGACCTGGGTACGCACCTCCTCAGCGCGATTGAGACGGGCGAGAATGCCCTCTACCTGTGCCATAAGACGAGCGACAGCAGGACTCTCATTCTCGTCGCTCTCGCCTTCTGGTGGTGTGCTAGCCTCATCTGGTGATGGTGATGCACCACCTGCTGCGGGTTGCAGTTGTGGGTTAGTCGCCATGTCAAAACCTGCGAGTTTGGCGGCATTTTGCGCATCTCGCATCGCTGGGTTCGCCATGTCATCGAGGAAGATCGGCCCGTTTTGTGTCATGTACACGCGACCGATGTATTGCTCATCTGGATCTTCTGGCAGTTTGAGGAGCTTCTTCGCATCAGTCAGGCCAAGAATGCCAGCGCCAGTGAGCGTTGAGTAGGCGGTAGCATTGGATTGCAGGTCGGACGCCTCCTCATAACCCTTGAATGACACAATGAAGCGCTTTTCCCCGAAATACTTCTGCAAGATCATGGTGAATAGTCGGGCATAGCGCTTCATGAGCGGTCCCATCGCACGCCGATAGACGACATTCTCTTGACTATCGCCTGTGCTACGGTTGACATCCCCAGTGAAGGCTAGCTCTGCCATCGTGAGACCGTGACAGGCTGCGGTGATGTTGAGGATGAACTGATCTAGCTCCATGTGGATGTCGTCATTGTCCGTGACAGCCTTGTACTCAAATCCGCGTGGGAGCACTCTGAGACGGGCGCGCAACTCATCGTTACCAGCGAGCAAGTTATTGAGTTGCATCTCCCAGGCTTCGATTTCCTCCTGTGACCACTGCACATCCATCGAAGGTGTCACAAAGCCTGGTGGGAGATTGCCATCGGTAAAGTGTGCGAGATCCTTGGTCTGTTTCCTGAGTGCGACGTTGATATTGAGGATTACCCGCTCAGTACGTGAACGACCATACAGGCTATCGGTGCGCTCGGTTTCTTTGACATAAATCAATTCCTCGGAAGTGAGCAGGCTGGCCGGGACACCATGCACAAACTGTGAGAAAGCCGGGAATGGTGGCAGAGGCTTGCGTCCTCGATCATCCAGAAGTGGAGTGAACATGGAGGCATCAATAAGATCCAGGGCATAGAGGCGTCCTGCGCGATCTTTGCGTGGGTAAATAGCAACGGCGTCAATTTCTAGTTGATCTTTGACGGCCATCTGTATCCATGAATGCAAGTCATGGTCTTTATCGGGGTAGGCGAAGAAGTCTTTGTAGGTTTGAATGTCATCCTCATACATGGAGGTGTCGCCATCCTCACCAATGAGCGAAGGGATAGGCTTGATATCCAACTCTAATTGGCTGATGTAGTCAAACCAGACCTGTTGACACATCTGGATACCAAAGTACATCGTGGACAAGGCTCTCAGGTCGGCAAAACTATATATTTCCGTTGAACGCGGCAATTGACCGATATTATACCCGACAGGATAGTCCTGAACACGCGGGCCAGTGATAGGTGTCAGACCAGGAACCGGGCGCAGCGGCACACCAGGAGCGTACATGTAATCCTGGTTAGCCTGCGGCCCCAAGTTCTGATACATTTGGTTCAAAACTTTGTCGCTGAGTGGCGTGTATGCCTTCATGGGGGCTTGCACCTGTGTTTGAGACGTGAGCGGCTTATAGTTCGTCGCGCCCGGCCTGATATTCGGTTGTCGTGCGGCACGCTGCTCTTGTGGTCTCTCCTGCGTGACCACTCTCGATGGTGGGCGTTTGCGTCGTCTGCTCATCAGCGTTGCCTCCGTGCTATAATACCCATGCGAGCATGGAGAAAGTAGTAGACTCTAGGATCGCCAGCGTAGAGCGGCTCTGTGGTTCGAATCCACGACTACCTGAGTAGTGTTGTATATACCATGAAACGGTAGGACGGCGTGTATGGCAAATAGCGTGCTGCTCCTGTAGGGTGCGATGCCCTACTACTCGCATAGACACCACTAACTGATCCCTCATACGTCACTCCTTATCACCGCAAATGGCGCTAGCAGCGCTTTAGCGACAGGATTCCATAGATATTCGCGAGAAAACTCGCCATCGTAAATCGTATAGAGATCGCTATTTTTATTCATATCGAATGCCTGTTCAAACACCTGACTATCCATTGAAATGTCATACCCAAGCGTTCGGAGATTCAGCCAGAAACCGTCACGTGTCAATTGCGCTCGTGCGTCTCGACGGGACTGATCCTCGATCATGGCGTCACCTCATGCTTTAGCAACTCAGGATGGAACGGCGATTTATCGATGTAGGAGATACCAGTCACGGTGTAACGTGGCAAATAGGGGTAGGTTTTGCCCTGATACGCTTTCGTCGGCCATTGCTGCGGATCGTACCCATACTCAGAATCAGGAAAGCAGGACACGCCGTATGCCGTGAGTGACTCATCGAGAATGGCATGCCACGTCACAGGCACACCCTGCGATACCCTGGAGATGAGCGTGATCGCATGTTCCTCTGGGTGCGGAATGATCTCAAGTACTTTACCAGCGGGTTTGCTCGGATCGTACATCTCGTGAATAGCGCCACGCCATACAGTAAAGGCTTCGGGATAGTAGCCCAGGATAAAGCCGAATCCATCAGGCTTCTCGAAGAATATTTTCCCCGTCACCTTACGGGAAGCTATCTCAACCTCAAATCGATGGTCGCTCATGCCTCTTGCTCCTTACTCTTCTATCCAGGAGATAGTACATCCCATGACATTTCCATCGCTATCTCTATTGGTTTCTTGTGTATGTATCCCAATTCGCGGGTACCCCTCTCGAAAAAGATGCTGTAGTTGCTCACACTCCTGCGCTGTATGATCAAGCGTTGCAAGGATGTGGAGCCGACACTGTGGGCAAAATCTGTACCCCGGCCAAGCGATTGATTGCACCATCCCTGATGCTACTTCCTCACTCACCCATCTTGCTCCTTCACCAGTGTTTCAAGTGTCGCCTCTTCCTGTTTGAGCCACGCAAGAAGAGAGAGCGCTTGTTTCGGTGTCAGGCATATTGCTTCTGTATAGCGATTGGCAATAAACACCTGCGGATATTCATCGATTTTTACCGTTGCATTCCCTTCCTCATCCAACGTGCCATCATGCTTTGGTGTTGGCTCAGTGTCACTCGCCATCTTTTCTATATTCGTGCGGATATGTGCCAATTCCTCCAGATCTATGCCGGGGTTGCGTTGCAATTGCGTCATCACTCGGTGGTACTCAAATGCCGCCTCCATACCGCGATCTGGCGCAGGCACTGGCGCAGGATGACCAGGGCAAAGCGTAAACACATTACCGTTGAGGTGAAGCGTTGATCCAGGTGGCACTGGGCGGAACTGGTAAGTGATATTGCCATCGCGTATCGATGTATAACCTCCACATTGTTCGCAGATGTTACTCTCGCTCATACTCATCACTCCTTCACCAGTACCAATCATTGCGCTGCTGCACTTTGTCTTTGACCGTCGCTTTGGCCGCTGCACGCTCGATAAGATCCTTCGTGAGTACATATCCAGGAATGCCGCCACCTAACATTAGCTCAGTAAGCAGCCAAACCAATGCATCAAGGCGGTTAGGTGATGCTGCATCACCTTGCTCCCACTGACACATCTCATCTTCTAGCAATGAGAATATGCCCACATGATGCACCATCCCTCGCTCATAGAGTGATGCTACCGGCTCAGCTCTGGTATACTTGCCACGTTTCGCATGCACTCGTTTGAATGAGATAGTTTTATCGACCGTGCGTACTGTCGTTTCAATCAATTCGCCGCCCTGGTTGCCCTCTGCTACCATGCGATCTGCCCTGAACTTGTGATACATGGCAACTGATTCACTGGCCCACTTCATCGGCGAGGCGCGTAGCGATGCGTCAGCCAGGATATAGCCATGCCCATCACTACCGATACCACCAACAATCATGCCTGTTTCGTCGCTATCCTCTCCGCTCGTGACTGCTGGGTCAATGGCGACACCAACGCGTATAAGGTCAGGCGCTTTCGTGACGCGATACGCTTCGATCATGGTCTCGCGGTTCCAGAGCGCATTTTCATTGTCCTCGATCAGTTGTCCGAGCAGCTCTTGGCGTCCGAGACGAGTCCCCTCAAATCTGCGTATAATTTCACTAAAGAATGTCTCTGCCAGGTTTGCGCGGTTGTCATACACCGTACTGCGACTGATCTTTGTATTCGGAGAGGATACCAATCGCTTGATAAGTTTCGTGACCCGTGGTGTAGTCGTGAGGCACGCCTGCGGATTATCACCCAAGCGCAAACCAAATGACGCCATATCGTATGCCTCATCCGCATATTGCCAAGCACCAGGCTCGTCTGCCCAAAGCCCAAAACACTGTGGGCCGCGAAGTGACTCAGGCTCATCCGCGCTAAAGGTGATGGCCTGCGCGCCATTTTTCCACACGAGGCGACGCTGCGATCTCTGATAGTTTGGCTTATCCCACGGCGGAGAGATGGCAAGTATTCCCGACTCACCGTCTATCATCACGTCACGCACATCAGCGGCAGTGCGCCCGATCAGGTGGAGAAATGGCGATGTATCCTTCTTCTTGCGTATCCACTCCGCACCTGCTCTGGTTTTTCCCGAACCACGACCGCCCATGTTGAGCCAAGTCACCCAGTGTCCTCGTGGTGGCAGTTGGTTATCTCTGGCCCACGCTTCCCACATGTAGCGTAGTTGTGCAGCTTCAGCATCGGTGAGCGTGGCGACGAATGCCTCCTTCTCTTCGATAGATAAGCAAGAGAAGTTGCGGGCATCATTGAATGAGAGAGAACTACTCAGTTTCTTATTCATCGTCGATTTCGCCATCTGATGGTACAGTCCTCTTCATACTGGATAACTTGGCAAGAAGTTGTTCTTTCGCGCCGTTGATATCGATAGATCCACTTAGCTCAACCTGTTGTTTATCACGATACTCACTCATGAGCGCCTTCGCATGAAAGATAAGTAGGGTATCAGAGAACTTACGCACGGTACCTGCATAATGTCCAAGTTGATAGACTTCCTCATCCCATCCTTCCTTGCCACGTCGATAGATTTCAGCACGGATAGCGTCTTTCGCATCTTCCATTGCTTGGTTGTATTGAACAAGAAAGGTATCGCTTTTCTCTTTCCAGCGATAGAGTGTACTGCGATTAATATTTGCTACACGGCAGGCCAGAGTGACATTTCCATGTTTGGCAAACTCTTCCAAGAAGATGTCTTGTTGCGCGTTTTTTTTAGGTGTTGCAGCACGTTGCGAATCACTCATGACACACTCACCGATACTCTTCACCGATCAACTTTAGATCAACACGCACGACAGGACTTCGATAATGTAAAGGAAAAGCGTCTGGCGCAACTTCGGAATGGTCTACTCTCTCTTCAATGGACTTCATCAACTTGAGTAATGCACGATTAGATTGACCGCCTGGACCTTGGGTACCCAGTGCAGGATTAGGAGCACGATTGAGCAAGCGCTTCACAGGAATAGTGGCATCGCCCCCTTGTGGCGGATTGATGGGCTTAATGCCACCAGAACCGGAAGGCGGAACAAAGCCAGATCGCCCCAGAGGGAATTGAATACCCTTGTAAGATTTAGGCTTTTCCTCTGGACTCATCCTGTCCCATTCCGCCTGCATCGGATGATCTTCTTTCGGTTGTGACTTCGGTTTAAACCAACTCATCCTTGTCCTCCATGCTTCTGCATCTCCAGCAACAGATCAAGTACCTTATCATTCTGGGCAAAGATGGCATCGTTCTGTGCACCGATGATGGCCTGCTTCGTCATGATGGCGTCAAGCTTCGCGGCACTCTCATTATGCTGCGTGATAAGCGTCTCGGTATCTGCATACATTTTTTGCGTGGTGGCGAATGCTTCATCAGCCTGCAACTCTGCGTTTCGCCCCAAAACATTCTGACCCACCGCGAGCACTGGCAAAAGGACAAGTTGAAGGAACTGCTGCGATATCCAGGTAGTAAGCAGGAAGATAAATGGATTGAGCCAGCCAAGTAGTCCAAATAGGCCGATGATAGCAAGGACCGCAAAGGCATACGCCGTTACCATTGTCCCTGTGCCTTTGGTTAGCAGGACAGCAAGATGCGTATTAAAGCCAGCAGCCGCTAGTTCTGCCTGGTGGATGTGGTTGACATTCCTCGGCGTGTGCTTGTGAGGAATGCGTGGTCTCATTGGTGCATCTGCCCTCGTGCTCATGTATTCCCTCCTACTTTCGGCCACTCAGTCAGGTCTGGCACTTCACTGATACACTCTTGTGATGTAACAAATCCTATGTCAAGTTCAGCCGCCATCGACTCGCTGACATAGGACATGACATAGCAGGCAAAATCGTAGCCACGTTGGGCTATGAGCTTTTTTGTATCCTCGGATGTGCGGTACCCTTCTGTGGGAAAGCCATCACCGAAGAGGTCGTTGATGAGCAGTTCAGCAAAACCTTGAAATTGTGTGTCACGTGGATTGCTCATACGTTCCCAACCTTCTTCCAACCCTCGCTGGTCCATTGTTCAATATCGATGCGAACGAGATCAGTATCATATGTGCCTGTTTCCTCATTGAGTGTCTTGCAATAGATAGGCATCACCTGGACATCGTGGAGATGAGCATTACTTACCGGAATCTCATCGCTCAGCAGGAATAGTTCATAGACCCCATCGCGTGTATCACCGTAATTGACCTGCTGTATATGCTCAATCTCGTAGGTATCGGGCAAGAGTAATGCTTTGCGTAAGGCATCGGTACTGCTACTGTCCAGTTCTGCCATAACAACAGCGGATACACGCAGGACACCACGCCCCTTGAGTTTTGCCGACTTGAGAATATCATCGATGGGGATGTGTGTCTCAGCAATCGCGTCACCATCGATCAGGACGTGCAAGCAAGCGATACCGTGATGATCGCCAGTGCTGAAGCGGTAATCACTCATGCGATGCCTCGCTACTCCATGCCAATGCGACATACCGCTTACTCACCTGTTCAACAGTGTCGCAAGTCTCAACGACTTCCCCATATCGTGTGATGTGATATTTATTTTCAAAGAGATAGATGGCATATCCCTTGATGCCGTGCCATGTACAAAGTCCATCCAGAATTATGCTCATTCGACGCTACCTATCTTCCTGAGTATGCGGATCGCCATATACACGATTCCCGCAAGGAGGAGTCCGCAGACGATGCTTGCGATGAGCCAGGGTGTATTCATAGCACTTCCTCCAACTCTTCGCGTGGCAGTATGATCGGCTCAACGTGCTCAACTTTGTCTACAAGATATGCACGTACCCGTTCCTCTGCCACCGTGAAGGTCTTGCGCCGATGTACCATACACGCTGAACAGATGGGTGCAATGTTGTCGTACACCAGCCCTTTAGCATGATCGATAATCTCGATATGAGAGTGATGCATTTTGAGACAGAACGAGCAAAGCCCGCGAAAATCTGAGATTGTAGCAATCCACTGGACGAGTGTTAAACCGACGGGTGTGTGTGTCTTCTCCGCTAGCTCAATAGCGTTTTGCAGGCGATCCCATTCTCTCAAAGCCAGGTTCGAGCAGCACAACGGACACAGACCGTAGGAGGTGCGAGCGGTGAAGGTCTGCCCGCAGATAGCACAGGTGCAGGTGGTTGTCATGATTGCACCTCCCATGTGTCTATTTCTTTCTGAGCTTCCTTGATAAGAGCGTGTAGCCTTTGTATATTTTCGTCTTTTAACGCTCGTTTGTTTTCCATCTCATACCACGCAGAGTTTACCAGCTCACATGCAGATCTGAAATCGCTAAACACGTCGCCCCACTTACGACGCGCCTCATCAAGTCTATTCATGCAGACTTCCCTTCACTATGGCAGCCGCATGTACAAGGAATATCAGGAAGCATGTCATCCTTATAATAGCTCGAATGGACATGTGCAAAATCTCTCAGGCAATACCATCGCATATTTCCAGGATGCTCTTTCTTCCGGTCATTAATAGGTAGTGGAACATCCAACGATTGATAAGCGCAATCTCTTGAAGACTTGCGGTGAGCTAATTTATATTGCCTATCAACTACTGCCCTTTCGGTTTGAATATAGAGATCAAGGGCAATGGGAGGGCGACCACTGCGAGAAACAATAAGATCATGCTTGCTAAGTGCATCTGTAGCAGTATCAATAATACATCTATCAAACCATCCGGCCTCTACGAGCAAAGACCATGCATGAAGCGTATTGATCATGGAGGGATACACATTACGGTACAATTTAGCTGTGATACCTTCGCGCATATCCTGATGAGCGAGTTTATCCCAAGTCTTCCACTGCTCAAAGCAATAATCCTTGTACTCTTCCTGAGTGAATAGCCCTTGTTTCTGCGCGACGAGAGAGAAAAACTCATAGACCATCGGAGTCGGGGGCATACCGGCTTTATCACCAATGCCTCCGCGTTTTGCAAGTTCTGAGTTAGCCCATACAATGGGATGGCGAGCAATATAATTCTTGATTGCCTTGCTCCCCAAATAGAGCAATGTAACGTTGTTTTCGCTCATTTACTCATCACCGCCAATACACGACCTAAGCGAGCCAGACGCTTAGACTCACGAAACTTTTTAACAATATCAGCATGGACACTCTGAGTAGTAAGAGGGGTCTGGATATATCGCTCTATCTTCCAGCCCTGAGAGATGAAGATATGTACGTAATCAGTAAACCAGATAGACTGCGTAGAATTCTCTTCGTCCGTATAGTCACTCATGAGAAAGGCAAGACGCCCCTGGAATTCATCGGGAATAGTTCGGGCCATGCGTTCAAAGAAAGCAAGGTATGCATCACACCCATATCGGCTAATGCTATGCTCACCGTAGCCATCATCTTTCTTCTTGAAGTAGGGAGGGTCCCAGAAAATAAGTTTTGCGTCTGCCGTTCTCTCCGGCCATCCCTGTGTATCAAGGTTATGCAGTGCAATATCATCGCGGCAAGGATGTGCATCATAGGCCAATACCTGTCTGTTAAGTGCCTTGCACACATCTATGGTTGTCCCTGATCCTGCCATCGGATCAAGCACCATATCACCCTGCTCGGTCCAGAAGTATAAACAATGCGCTATCAGTTGACCAGGAATGCGCCCTGGATAGTCACGCCCAAATCGATCATCGCATTTTGGGAAATTCCAGACATCATAAGGCTGGACGGTAATGTCTAATGTTTTCATGATTTCCAGATCAGTGAGTTGGCGATCTTGTGTTTGAAGTTGCTTGACCTCTTGCATCTGTTCCTCAGCCTTCACTTCCTGGTAAGCCTTCGTTAAGCTCATCGTCCCTTGCTTCACTGCTTCTTTGCGTTGTGGGTCTTTGGCGACTGCTTTAGCACGATACATGGTGCGAGGTGAGGAGCCTTTAGACGTGGCAGCTTTAGCTACGGATTTGCCTTGATCTTTCACCGTGTTAGTGCCTTGAGGCACTAACACGGTATCCTCTTTTTGTGTCTGACCAAATCTACCAGATGCACCACGTTCCTGATGACTAGAAGTTTCCTTTGACTTTTGCTGTTTCCGAGTTAACGCCTCTTGCTCTAACTTCGCAAGCTCTTGCTGAAATCCTTCTAACTCTAAAAGCAGAATAGCTTTTTGCCCTTCATTGATATGGCGACGTTCGATATTCGCGTTGAGTGCGTGAATACTTTCCTCTGCTTTGTGCTCATATCGGAAGACAGTCACAGGAAGAGAGGTGATATTCAGTTCTTGAGCAAATCGCCATCGATGAACACCGTCTAAAATACACCCATCGGGTGTAGTATGCAGGGGCGTCTGTACATATCCTGCTTTGGCAATACCAGTACGCAGGGATTGTGCATCCGTTTCTGACATAGGAATGCTTACCGCAACTGGATGCGGTCGTAGGTCACGAGGATGGACATATTGTATTGTCGGCTTCTTTTCTTGCGTCACAGTGCCTACAGCCATCTATAGCGACCTCTCTTCAATGAAGCGACGACATGCATAGACCAGGCTCAATCGAGCCGTTTCAATAGATAATTTATGCTCAGCAATAGGGTACGGGAATGCAAGTTCAATAATGCGTTGGCAGTTCTCAGCGTGTTCTTCAAGAAGAAGCAATTGCCGCCCAAACTCTATCCAGTCCTCATCGGCATTACTCTTCACCGCCTCGTCTCTACAGGAAGCAAGCCAATCAGCTTCTTTTTGTCGCCTCTTAAATTCGTCTAAGCTAACAAGCATCTATATCTCGCTCTCATTGCGTTGTTTTAGCGTCGGTATATCATCGGTTGCCCCAGGTATCCGCTTGCCTTGCTCACGAAAACACGCTGTCAATGGCGGTGTATCCAATCCGATGAGTTGGCGACCTATCCCGCTAATGATCTCGCTGGCTGATTCTATAGCGGCGATAGCCAGGGCAAGGTTGTTATCGCCATGTTTAGACTCGCTCATAGCCCTCCTCCTCAACCTGCTTCGCTAGCGGACCCGCAATCCAGGTGATGCGACACTCGCCAAGCTCTTGTAGATAGTGCAGCATTTGTCGCAGCGTGGTGAAATCGGTCACCTGGAGCGATCTCGTATGCACATGTACCGTGCCATCGGGATACATCGAACCGAACGCAGTGATATACACGACAGGCTTCCCCGCGCGCTTCTTGCTGTTATCGCAGCGCAGTTCGAAGATGCCATGGGATGGCGTCGTGTGCGGGATAGGTTGTAGTTGCACTTTCGGTCTCATGCTCATGTGCGTCTGCATTAGCCCTCATCATCATGACTACAGTACAAGGGACGGTAGAGCGTGTGTCATCGAGCAATCGGGAACAACGAGGCTTGCAACCTGGGGATAGCGTACGTGCTGGTGTGGTGTGATCCTTGTGAGTCCCATAACCCCTCCTGCGGCCTCGCTGTTGTGTCTCTCGAAAGAAGGAAACCTCATGAAAAACAAAAAGGCGTTCAGCCTCAAGATGCTCTCCTGAGAACTGAACGCCTGGAATATCTCGTATCCTGAGATACGTTTACCTACGTTCGGTGTTTTCTTGGCTTCCCCGGCGGTTTGATGGGTGCATCCCATTGGACCTTGCCAGGTTTGCCGCCAGACCAGGGAACACACATCCGTGCATTACCGCTGACCTTTTGCTTGAGCCAACTAATTGCCTCGTTAAGATCGTCCAATAAGGAAATAATCCAAAGGTGGTCAAGGTTAGGATACCGTTTTTCCAGGACAATCTTAAACTCCCCCGTCGTGATCATGTCTTCACTCATGACCTTCGCCCCTGTCGCGTCATAAGCTTGTTACAAATCATACCATACAGATTGTGGCTTTACAATGTGGATGTAGCACTAATCTCCCATCGACGTTGATGAGAAGCTAGTTGTCAGAATAGTATAACAGAGATGTAGCATACAGAGTGCAATGAGTTTTGAGTCACTGTGACTCACTCTTTACCCTAATTTCACATTGTCATAATGACTCATTCTTCACCGCCAAATCCGCCCTCTTCCGTTTCGCCTCGCGCTATCTGCTGCTTTACCTCCTCCGCAAGACGGGCTAATCCCGATGGCATAGAAGCACGCAGCGCATCCAGGTGCTCGCTAAGGGCTTGCAACTTGGCCAACATGTCAAGTTGCAGATAGATCGGGAGTAAGTCGATCACGTTGTATCTGCGTGCGTCCCGGCGAAAGAGCGCCTCTTCCACCTCAGATTCGACATACGTTCTGAGTCTTGCGATCACGTCGTCACGGCTGATCGGCACACTGCGATTGATCCGTGCCTGCTCTTTGGCGTGGTCATCCATCATTGTACTCCCAATGCTTCTTGAGGCTCCCTGGAAGCGGTGTGTCTCGCTCTACTGCTGACAGTCTGCCAGATACACGAGGTACATTCACCGTATCGGTCGGAAAAAGGACGTTAGCGGCCATGAGCCGAGGGTGTGAGTGCGATAGATCATAAGTTGGTGAGCCTGCCGCTGTAAGGGCACGCAGCACCGCGCTATGCGTTCGCGGCATGTGCAATACGGGCAGTGGACGACTGGTCGCAGGTAACGGGGCTGCGAGCGCAAGGATTGCGACATCGACACATTTACCGCAGTTGGTACAGTAGTTACCACTCAGCGGAGTGCCGTGACGACAATACGGACACATTTTTGTAGGGGGGCGAGGAGGGGTGACATCCCACTCCTC